TGGTGGATTGCCCTCACTTTGAGCGCAACGTTTAATCTGCAAAGATGTACAGCAGTAGGATAGCGCCAGCAACGCCAATTAAAGCGCCAACAAACAAAACTAGGATGGTGACAATTATTTCTCCCATTTGGCGCATAACTCCTTAACCGCTTTGGATTTACGGGGTTTGTCGCAGACTTTGCTGATTGATTTGTGTTTGGCTTTTTCCCGCAATTCAATGCTTGTCAACGGGTTTAGCGTGTCTGGATACAACCCATGCCAGCCTATAACGCTTATCACCGCAGCCAAAACAAGGCGGTCAATCATGTTTGTCTCTCCCGCATCATTGCTTTTGCTTGTTTATATGCAGATTTTGCAATGTCATCATAGTCAAGTTCATAATCTTCTGGCGCAGTGTCTACGAGTGCTTGCATGGCTTTTGCGGCAAAATAATCTAGCGTTGTTATGCCAGCCTTGCCTGAGTCTTTAGCTTCGTGCGTGGGAAATGCTGGATGGTTTTTAAGTTTCATTTGTAAACTGCCACCACTTCACCGCCAAAACTTTTTTGAATTTCCCTAGCAGGGGATTCTGTCCAAAAAAACTTTGGTTCGTGGTTTTCTTTAACCCAAACGTATCCGTATGGTTTCATGATTTTTCTCCTCTGGCTCTGATGGCTTTGGCAAATACATGATCATGCCCATAATATTCATATTGTTCTTCGCACAGCAATGCACAGGCTTCACGTTCTTTGGCGGCTACCAGTTTGGCAAAGGCTACAAGTTCTTCTGGATACATAAGCCAAATTTTTTCATCGGGTGAAGCACCAGCCTGTATAGCCAAATCAATGATTTCGTTTTGTGTCATATCAACTCCCGCTGAATAGGCGTAATTTTCCATTCACGTTCCATGCGCCCTGACTTAGATTTAACAACCTTGCCCGTTAAACAGATTTGCCCGTCACGTTCCAATTCATGCAAACGCCTGGCTACTTGCATCGACTCTAATCCTGTTATGGAGGCAATGCCATCTTTACCCTGTGAGCCGTGCTTAGATAAGCAATCCACAATGATCTGGGCATGACGGCTGGCAAGGTCTTTTGCAGACCCTGCTGCCTGCCAACTGGTCAAAGGGTCGGTGTTTCTGACTCTTGGATGCAGCATGATTACTCCTTAAAAGTGAATGTCATCGTCAGCGGGTAAGCCCTTGGGTTCAAATGGCTTAGGGTCGTTCAGATACGCCCAGCCGTCCCAGCCGTTCTCTTTTAAGGGGATTACATCCAGCTTAAGCATTTCGCCATTGCGGGTTTCAATGATGCTGCCAATGCGCTGGTAACGGTTTTTTGTTTGACCGTCTTTATTTGTGTACTGACCAACAATTGCGGAAACTTCTTTTCTGATTTTTGACATTATTTGCTTTCAATGATTTGGTTAAGTTGTTGCACTTGGGATTCGACTTCAGCAAGGAATTTGACAATCTCTGCTTCAATCTCAGCAATGTAGGCATCGTGTCGTTCAACACGGGCTACAAACAATTGCGCCTTGGCAGGCATTCGTGGGTCAAATACAGCGTAATCACAAAATTGGCGACCAGTGCAAGCCATTTGGAATTGCATTTGCGTAAAGTATTTTTGTGGGACTTTTTGGGTAAGCAGCACTTCAATCATTGAGGCGGTGTTTGGGCATTTGATTTCTACCAAGCCATCATCACCCACCAAGCCATCAGGCGAAGCGCCAGCCCATTCAATTGTGGGGTGGGGTATAAAGCCCACTTCCTCGACCATTACGCCTTGTGCCGCCTCATAAGCCGCCCGTGCAAATGGTTCTTGATCTGTACCCCACTGCATTGCGGCATTGGTGAACGACTCTGCCTTGGTTTGGGTTAGGCGTTCCACCACCAGTTGCGCCATGTAGTTTTCACGGCTGGTGCTGTAACCCGTCTTTGTTTTAGCGATTACGTCAGCTACCCTACTTGCAGTGACTTTGCCTAATCTGATGGCAAACCAATCAGTTGTACCTTGAACAATTTCAGTTTCCATTTTCTTTCTCCTTTTTAGCTTTTGCAATTCGTTCTGCCTTGGCTTTGATAACCTTGGCTTGCCATGCCTGGTCGCCCTCACAGGCGGCATAAGCTGCGGCGTAAGTGGTTTGTAATTCCTCTTTGCTGGCGCTGGCATCAATGGCGGCAATGTAATCTGCCATCTGACTAGCATCAACTTTGCTCTCTACTGTCTGGCGGCGGCTGGCGCTGTTACCGTCATCATCTTCTGGCGCAAGTCCTGTAGCTGCCAATAAACTGTAGCGTCTAGCGTAAGTCAAAGCCGAGCCATAACCCTGTGGGTCTTGTTTGCTGGCAGGCACATGAAGTAACCCGCATTCCATGATTTCGCCAGATTCATGAATAAACACGGTCTCAACCATTACGCCATCTTTAGATTCATAGGTACGCTGCATCAAGCCTATGCCATTGTCATTTAAAGCCCCAATAACAGCCTCAACGCAATTAGATAGGTCAGCGTACTTAGAACGAAAATGCGGGTTTGTAGAGGTCTTTAAAGCAGGGCCAAACGCCTTTTGTGCTTTGACAAAGGCTGCGGCAATTTGTTTGCCGATTAGTGTTTCTTTTTGGAATGCACGTTCAATGATTTCTTTGGTTTCCATGATGTTTCCTCAGTAAGCGTATTTAGGGCCGCAGGTGACTTCCACCACAGTTTCAACTGTGTAACCGCCAATCTTGCGTTTTGCGTACAGGGGGATTGCACGAAGTCCTGATGTTTCGCACTGGCGCACAGCATCAATGACTTCTTGCCGACCCATTGGCTGCACTTGTTTGTCAACAATTAAGTCTTGATTGGGTGCTTGGGGCGTTGCGCCTGGCAAACTTGAACAGCCAGCAGAGATGACCGCAAGCCAGCACATGAGTGAATAGGTGATCATTTTCATTCCGAATCCTTTGCAATCAAATCAAGCTGGCACTGTTTCAATTCTTCTTGGACGTTTTCCAGTTGGTAGATGTATTCCCGCAAGCGGGACTCCAGTAGGCCAACATGGTAGGCAAGGCGGTTGGCTGCGGGTTCGCCTTGATATTGCTTTTCAGCAACGTCACGCATGGCTTCAATAATTTGATCAATTGGCATTTATGCTCTCCAGTAAAAAACGTCAAGAATGACCACCACAATGGCGGCAACGGATACGACCCACAAAGCGACTTGTGACCAATCTGTGGGCGGGGTGTACTTTTCAATATCAAACATGGTTTTTCCTTTGTAGGGGCTTGCGCCCCATTTGGTTAATCAATATGCAAATTCTTCGTTGCGTTCCAAAGCCAAATCATCATCTTGACCATAAGCCTGATATGCGTTTGAACCGTAAACAGCACGACCAGCTTTCCAAGAATCAAACCCCACAGGTAATTTGCCCAAAGCCAAACGAACATTTAAAGCGGCGGCTTGAGCATCTGCTTTTGCAATGGCTTCTTCCTCCCAGCGAGCAGTAACAACGTGTTTGATGCAAGTGTCGCCAGATTCAGAAACGGCGCAAACATAAGCGGAAAAACCGTAAATGTAACCACGGGGATTGCTGTAATCAGCCATTTCTGGGTTTTGACCAATGACTACGATGTCAGCGTAAGAAGTAAATTGAGTAACTTGCATTTTGATTTCCTTAAAAGACCCTGTGCGGAATTGCTAGGGCATGGATTAATTATAAGCTGGCTTAACACCAAGTCAAGCCATTTCATAATTATTTTTTAGGTGGTTTCCCTAAGTTGTTCATAAAACGCCACAACCTCAAATTTGATTTGGTCAAGCTGCGCCAGCACGGTTTGCTGTTGTTCAGCCACAGTTTTCTGGGTAGCACGAATGCTTTTACTGATTCCCCAAGTCTTGCTGTAATCTTTGCAAACCGTCCAGTAATACATTTCCCCCTCTTTACAGCTTGCCATTACCGTAGTGGTGATTAAGCCGTTAGAGCGTTTCATGGTGGTAATTGTGATGCGGGTGGTATCGTCCAGCGGAAAGAATGATTCTGCTTTCCATCCAAATACACTTTGAAAAACTTTCATTTTCTTACTCCTTGATGTTTGCAATTTTTTTGGCGTAGGCAATTGCCTGATCCAACATGGTGACGGGATAAATACGCACTGGGGAAACAATCATTTCGGCATCGGTATCCAGCAGGGTTACGGCGTAGCCTTTTTTGGTTTCGGTGACCAAAGAAGCAATGCCATAAAAAACATTTACAAAGGTTGCAACTTGCACAGTGTTAGAAATTTGAGAAATAACCATTTTTTTACTCCTTAAAGAGGGCTTGCGCCCCCGATTAATTAAGCTGCCAATTTGCCTACAGAATTCCAACCGTAACCGTCATCGCCAAGAAAACACACACTGGCAACGGTCTTGCTGGGTTGTGTATCGCACAGGCTTATGTCCTGAATTTTTTGCATGATTCTTCTTTCTGTGTCGAAATCCAAACCCCGTGCGATGTATGAGCCAAAGCTGCTTTCACACAGTTCAGGCATTTCATAACCGTAGTACTTGCAAACTGCTTGCACAGCGCCCTCAAAAAATGTCATTGAATATTCACGATTGACAAAGATGAAGTTAGCGCCAAAACTGACATTAACGCCGTTCATGCTGTTGTAGTTGCTGCCTTTGTAATCGGTCATGCCATCGAAGTAGCTGCCCTCAAAGTTGCTGACAACTGCTTTGACTTGGTCAACAGTTGGGCCGTTTACATACTTGACGTTGATGGAAGCGCCCATGCTGTACACGCTGGAAGTGACGCTGAACTTGATGCCTGGGAAAGACTCTTTGAGAGCAGCCCGAACTAATTTTGCGGTTTCGGCGCATGAGAGATACTGAGTAGTTGACATTTTGATTCTCCTTAAAAGACCCCGAACAACTCAGGGCATGGGTGAATATTAAGCTACCTTAACAACCTTGTCAAATGGTATCTGTAAATCCCCCTTAACTTTATAGGGTATTGACTTAAAGCAGTAAGTTGGCTTATCATGCAATGATGGAAAAAGAGCAAGCTATAAAAAAAGCAGGATCAGCAAGAAAATTGGCTGAATTGCTGGGCATCAGTCGAGCAGCCATTAGCCAATGGGGTGCAAACGTTCCGCAGGCACGGGTATGGCAATTGAAAGCAATTTGCCCTCAATGGTTTGCGGTATAGTGTGAAGCACGGCTACCTTTAGCGGGGGAAAAGACGATTCATCACCGTCCTGCCGATGTTTCTTTTTGTGATGATGACCAATGATGTGAGGTTATATGCACTTTTATCAGTTTCATATTGGCGACTACAAGTCCCATACGCACCACCTTAGTTTGATTGAAGATTTGGCTTTTCGCCGACTTCTTGACCATTACTATTTGCACGAAGCGCCCATTAAACAGCGTGATATTGCCCGTCAAATTGGTATGCGGGACAACGAACAAGAAGTTTTGACAGTACTTAACGAGTTCTTTGTTTCAACTGACAAAGGCTTTGTAAACCCGCGTGCTGACGAGGAAATTGCCAAATATCGCAAGTTTTCAGAGGACGGAAAAAAAGGGGCGGCAAAGCGATGGCATAAGGATAGTAATGGGGAGGCTAATAGCCCCCCTAATGCGACCCCAATAGCAACCAATAACCATAAACCAATAACCAATAACCATAAACCAATTAAAGAGAAAGCCACTGTCGTGGCTACGCCTGACGGCGTTTCACAATCTGTTTGGGATGACTTCAAAGCCCTGCGGAAAGCCAAAAAAGCACCGATTACCCAACGTGCCATTGATGGCATCATTGTTGAAGCAAATAAGGCTGGATGGTCGCTAGAACAGGCTTTGACTGAATGCTGTGTGCGTGGCTGGCAGGCATTTAAGGCTGAATGGGTTGCTGATAAACCTAAACTGGTTAACAGGTTTGATGTTGCCACTACCACAGTGCCATCCAGACAAGAACGTGACCCTGCGCTGGTCAAGCTGGATGAAGATAGATTAAAAGTTGTGCCGCCGACTCCTGAAATGCTTGAAAAATTTAAACTGATAAGGGCAGGAAAATGAACCATGAAAGACTTGTTGCAAACTCAATCCTTGGAAGACTCAAAGATGGTGAAGAATTTAGCCAATCAGTCATCCGACTTGCGCTTACAGACACAGGAGACCTTGCGCCAGAGCGAAGCACGGGAATGGGTCAAACGTTACAGGAAGAAGATCAAGGAGGAGGGGAAAGCCGAAGCCTATGCCTGGTGGCACAAGACCTTATCCGACTTAGTGAAAAAACGTGGTCAACCAGCCGTTGATGATTTACGCAAAAGGATGAACGATGAGAGCAGCAAAAATTGACGCAAATCACGAAGCTGTTGTATTGGCGCTACGGGCGGCTGGAGCTACGGTGCAGTCTTTGGCTGGTGTTGGCAAGGGTGTACCTGATTTGCTGGTGGGTTATAAAGGCCAAACCCTTTTGCTTGAGGTTAAAGACGGCTTTAAAAGCCCGTCTAGGCGGCTTTTGAATAAAGACCAGCTAAGGTGGCATGGAAGCTGGAACGGGGGCGCATTAGCGGTTGTAGACAGTCCTGATGCGGCTTTACGCATGATTGGAGTATTAAAATGAAAATTGAACTTGGTAACGCAACGTTATATCTTGGCGATTGCATGGATATTTTGCCTACATTAGACAAAGTGGATGCTGTAATTACTGACCCGCCTTATGGCATTGGTGAAAGCAGTAAAAAAGTTGCAAGCCGTGGCAAACTAGCAAGCCCCAAAGATTATGGCGATTTTGATTGGGACAAAGCTCCACCACCTGATATTTTGATTGAGTTAATTCGCACCAAAAGTCAATATCAAGCATTTTTTGGCGGGAATTATTTTACCTTGCCACCTACATCATGTTGGTTGGTATGGGATAAGTTAAATGGAAACAATGATTTTGCTGATTGTGAATTGGCATGGACTAATTGGCCTAAAGCTGTTAGGCGTTTGCAATGGCGATGGAATGGAATGATTCGACAAGGAAATGAAGAACGCCATCACCCAACGCAAAAACCGCTTGAGGTAATGAAATGGGTTATTACTTTGTGTCCTAAATCAAACATAATACTTGACCCTTTTATGGGAAGTGGCACAACAGGCGTTGCCGCCATTCAAATGGGGCGCAAGTTTATTGGCATTGAACGCGAACCAAAATACTTTGACATTGCTTGCAAACGTATTGAGCAAGCCGCCGCGCAAGGTCAATTATTTGATACAGAAAAAACCAAACAAATTCAAGAGGCAATGTTTTAAATGAAACCAGAAGAAGCAGCACAAGACATTCGAGACAAAGCATCAAATTATGGCGAAGCCAAAGCCCAGCGGGTTTATCTTGAGGAATTTCGCAAGTCAAAGAAAGCCTTATTGATGAAAGATGCTTTGTCGATGGGGTTTGAAGCTGCCAACGCACAGGAACGGGAAGCATATGCCGACCCCGAATATCATCAATTGTTAAAAGGGCTGGCGGCGGCTATCCACCAAGAGGAAACCCTAAAATGGGAAATTGAGGCATCAAGGCTTGATATTGAGATTTGGCGTACACGGGAAGCCACAAGCAGGGCGCAAGACAGGGCGCACCAATGAAAACTGACACACATAAATTTAAAGAAGGGTCATGCAAACATTGCGGCATTATGGAAGAATATTTAGAAAATGAACCCTGTGAAAAAGAAAATTTAAGTATGTGGTGTCCGCCAAATCAAACGCCATTAGAAGCAATTCGACAAGCCACCGAGCGTGACAAATGAGATGCCCCGAATGCGGTACATGGACAATAGTCAAAGAAACCAGAGTATCCACAGGAAACACCCGCAGGCGGCGGCTGGAATGTGCAAATGAACACCGATTTACAACACTGGAGACAATAATTGTTTCAGAAACACGAGTACATCCGATCAAAAAAACTACTGAAACTGGTGGCGGGGCTTGATTGCCAAGCCTGTGGGTCAGGGCAAATGGTGCAAGCGGCACACACAAATTGGGGCGGCGGCAAGGGTCGTGGCGTTAAGGCTGATGACAATTTGGTAGCTGCGCTGTGCCTGAAGTGCCATAACGAGATTGACCAAGGCAAGGATTTATCCAAGGATGAAAGACGATTTATGTGGAATCTGGCGCATAGCCTTACTGTTGCAGAACTTTGCAAGCAAGGGTTATGGCCTGCGGATGTGCCTGTGCCTACAATGGAAGCGCAGTTGTCTTAGGGGGGTGTTGCAACCCCCCTTTTTTTGATATAGTCTGAACATGAATGAAGAAGTCGCCGAATTTGTTGCAACGCTATTCCATGCGGGAACGATTACGCATTTCCAGCATTTACAAACAAAAGAATACGGCATACACAAAGCATTAGGTAAGTTTTACCCTAAAATTGTTGATTTGGCTGACTCATTGGCAGAAAGCTATCAGGGTCGATACGATACTCGTATGGAGAAATTCCCTAATGAAATGCACCAGCCATTAGAAAAGCCGCATGATTACTTGACGCAATTAAAAGAATTTGTGCAAGATGCACGAAAAGAAATCCCCCAAGATACAGAATTGCAAAACATCGTTGATGAAATTGCTGATCTGATCAATTCAACCCTGTACCTTTTAACCTTAAAGTGAGGCAATCATGAAAGAAATGAACGGCAAATATGGTTATGGCAACCAAGCAAAACTGGCTGGCAATCCAGCCCCGGAAATGAAAAGCAATGGTAGTGTTAAAAACAACATTCCTAAAGCCATGACCAATATGGTTGGTGCAGACAAGAAATTTGACGGCGGTAAAACCAGCGGTGTGGCATATGTCCATGACCGCAAGTGCTATCAAGACTAATGGCTATTTCTCTGTCATCACTGATGATGGCGGGGAGGCAAAGCCTTAACCCTGACCAGATCAGGGCATCATTGTTATTGCCGCCTGCTGCATCTCAAGCACCAGCTATGCTTGAACAATCTGCAAATCCAATTACACAAGCGTATCAAAATCGGTATTTAAACGATTACGAGCAGCTTAAAGCGGAATATCAAGCCCATGAAGAATCTAAGGGCGGCAAGATCATAAACACTGATGTAGCACGGGAAATGTCGCCTGAATACAGGGCTGACCGCACTAAATCTGCTGATGTACACGAACCAGCAAGTGCTTTCATGAAAAGATATTACGCTGAAAAGCTATCGCAGCCGACCCCAAGAGATAAAGACAATACGGTAGTTTTCAGTGCTGGCGGTACTGGTGCAGGCAAGACTACGGCGTTAGATATGTTGGAAGCACATGATCCAGCCCTGGCACGGGCAGAGATGATCTACGACACAAACATGAACAAGTTTGAAACGGCTGACCAAAAGATCAAACAAGCCTTGGATGCAAAGCGCAAGGTGCGGATTATTTACACCTACCGAGACCCTGCTGAAGCCTTAGAACATGGCGCATTGGCACGGGCAGATAGGATGGAAAAATCCAAAGGATCAGGGCGCACAGTACCAATTGAAGAACATTTAAAAACTCACATTGGCGCACGAAAAGTCATTGATGAATTGCAAAAGAAATACAAAAATAACCCTAAAGTTGATATTCAAGTTGTAGATAATTCGTTGGGCAGGGGCAACGCAAGAGCAAGCCAGCTTGACAAGCTGCCTAAATTAAACGAAAATGAAGTCAAAAGGAGGTTACATGAGACCCTTGAACGAGTTAGAGCTACCGGAATCGGTGGGACTAAGCCCATCTCCGATGCCATCTACCACGGCACGAGAGGCAACACCCGCTGAACATCGCGAAATCAGGCGTTTTGAAGGTGAAAACAAAGGTTTTGCCGAGCGAATGGCTGCGGCATTAAATCATGCAGTTATCACTGAGGCGGCAAAGGAAACAAATGTCAGATAATTGTGGAGACTGTCGGTTTTTCCGAAACCAGCAAGTTATGGGCGTATGCCGTTTGTACCCTCAGCAGCAAAATAAGCACGAATCTGATTGGTGTGGTCAATTTAAGGCAATAGAAGTGTTGTCTACATACGACATAACCACTGACCAGATTACTGTAGTCCCCCAAAAGCGCAAATACACAAGGAGATCAAATGATCAAGCCGTTGCGTGATAGGGTGGTGGTAAAGCCGATTACCCGCAATTTATCGGACATAATCTACGTCAACAACAAAGAGCCGTTTAATGAGGGAACGATTGTGGCAGCAGGCCCGATGGTAACTCAGGCACAAGTTGGAGACTTCATCAAGTATGGAAACGGGGATTACCTTAACTGGCCTGTACACCGTATTGATGGACAAGACTATCAAATCATTCAAGAAGCAGACATTTGCGCTGTTGTGGAGGCTTAAAAATGGCAACTAAACCTGGCTTGTACGCCAACATTCATGCAAAACAAGAGCGCATTGAGCGCCAAAAGGCTGAGGGTAAAACGCCAGAACGTATGAGATCGCCAGGCGCAAAGGGCGCACCTACTGCCGAGGCATTCAAACAATCCGCAAAGACTGCCAAAAAGAAATGAAAAAGCACGACAAGCCCATTGAGCATAAGACCACGGGTAAGGGTAAAACCTATAACCCAACAGAAAAGGGTGCTGGAATGACGGCAAAAGGTCGTGCTGAATACAACGCAAAGAATAACGCAAATCTCAAACCGCCTGCCCCCAACCCCAAAACTAAAGCAGATGCTGGTCGAAAAGCCAGTTTTTGTGCAAGAATGGAGGGAGTAGTTAAAAACGCCAAAGGCCCAGCGGAAAGGGCAAAGGCATCCCTTAAAAACTGGAACTGTTAAAGGAACATCATGTCAAACTCAATTGCAACAGGCGTAGCTTACGCTGACCCAGAATTCACCACTTGTTACGCAACCCAAGAGATCGGTTATTCAACTGCTGCTCAAGGTACTGTAACTCAAGCCACAGACAAATCCACAGGCGTGACTTTGAATAAGTCTGCTGGTCGCATCACAATGAACAATGCGGCATTGGCTGGCGGTGCTGCTGTGTCTTTTATCCTGACCAACAGCACAATTTCTATCAACGATACGATCATTGTGAATATCTCTAGCAACACTACTGGTAGCACTGCTGGCGCTTACACCACTTATGTTTCGTACTTGGCTGCTGGGTCTGCTTTGATTACTTTGCGTAATTTGACTACGGCTACTTCATACTCTGAAGCAGTGATCATCAATTTCGCCATTATTCACGGTCAATCATAATGCCGCTGATCAAATCAATGACACCAAAGGCAATGAGTAAAAACATTGCCAAGGAGATGGAAGCTGGCAAGCCACAGCGTCAAGCAGTGGCAATTGCATACAGCGTAAAGCGTGAGGCTGAAAAGGCCAAAAAAGCCAGCCCCAAAAAGAAATGACAGAAACTGCCGATGCAAAGCGCCCAGTAGGTCGCCCAACCTTATATGACCCCGCATATTGCGATAAGGTCATTGAATTAGGGCGCATCGGCAAATCTGTTGAACAAATTGCGTCAATCTTAAATGTTTCATTAAGAACAATGTACTCATGGCGTGATGCACACGAAGAATTTTTGCACGCCTTGGACGATGCTAAGACTTATGAGCAGGCATGGTGGGAAGAACAAGCCGCTGCTTACATGGTTGAGAACAAAGAAAGTGACCGATTGAATGCTACGTTGTGGTCAAGATCAATGGCGGCAAGGTTTCCAAAGAAGTATCGGGAAAGCACAAAGCAGGAAATTACGGGTGCAGACGGTGCGCCACTGCTTACGGGTATTCAGGTGACATTTGTAAAGCCAAATGAGTGATGTTGCTAGTGCCATTGCCAATGCTGAATTTCCAATCAAGCTGCAAGGCTTATTTCAACCGTCCCGCTACAAGGTAGCCTACGGCGGCAGGGGCGGTGCTAAGTCATGGGGCATTGCTAGGGCGTTACTGATCAAAGGCGCTAAAGACCCGTTACGCATCCTTTGCGCCCGAGAGTTTCAGACCAGCATCAGAGATTCAGTCCATAAGCTGTTGTCAGACCAGATCGAATCGCTTGGCCTGCTGGGTTTTTATGAGATCACGCAGAACAGCATTAGGGGCAAGAATGGCACAGAATTCGCTTTTGCTGGCTTAAAGAACAATATTGCCAACATCAAATCTTTTGAGGGCGTAGATATTTGCTGGGTTGAAGAAGCCCAGACCACAAGCCGCCTAAGCTGGAATGTGCTGATCCCTACCATTCGCAAACAAGGTAGCGAAATATGGGTTTCGTTTAATCCTGAGTTAGAAGCAGATGAGACTTACCAGCGGTTTGTGCTGAAGCCGCCTGAAGACTGCATCCAGATCAAGATCAATTGGTCAGATAACCCTTGGTTTCCCGAAACCCTGCGGCTGGAAAAAGATGCACTAAAAGAACGGGACGAGGAAGCCTATAACCAAGTCTGGGAGGGTTTATGCCGCCAGACAGTGGACGGTGCAATTTTTGCCAAGGAAATGCAGCAGGCCGAGAAAGAGGGGCGCATCACCCGTGTGGCTTATGACGCAACCAAGCCAGTTCATGCGGTCTTTGATTTGGGCTGGTCGGACAGCACCGCTATCTGGTTCTTGCAGTTTGTGGGCATGGAGACCAGGCTAATCAGATACATCGAGGACAGCCAGAAAACCATCAGCTACTATCTAGCAACCATGCAAACCTACGGGTATGTGTACGACACTATCTGGTTACCGCATGACGCTGAGAACAAGACACTAGCAGCCGCTGGACGGTCAATTGATGACATTGTGAGGGCGGCAGGGTACAAGACCCGCATTTTGCCTAAAGTCCCGATTGTGGACTCAATCAACGCCGCTAGAACAATATTCCCAAGCTGCTGGTTTGACCGTGAACACGCCGCCGATGGCCTAGCTTGCCTGCGCCACTACAGATATGAGGTAGACGTAGACACAGGGCAATTCAGCAGAACACCGCTGCATGATCATTATTCGCACGGGGCTGACGCATTTAGGTACATTGCCCTTATGATTAAAGAGCCTGCAAAGCGCAAGAAACAAGAGCAGATTGCCAATGTTGGCAACTGGATGGGCTAGTGCGATAATTTAGCTATGGAAAAAAGGACTAGAAATGTCTGACTATCAAGCACAAGCATCAAGTGCCGACACACGCATCAACGAAGCCATTAAGTTTTGGCGGCTGAGTAATGAAGCTGACAGCATGAATCGAGCCGAGGCGCTAAACGATATTAAGTTTGCCGCTGGTGATCAATGGCCTGTTGAGATACAGAACAGCCGAAACGTAGAAGCTAGACCGTGCTTGACTATCAACAAGATTGATGCTTACATTCGTCAAGTCACCAACCAGCAGCGCCAGCAGCGCCCCCGTCTAAAGGTACAAGCTGTTAATAACTTGGCTGATTACAAGGTTGCCCAAGTCATTGAGGGCATCATGCGTCACATTGAGGTCAACTCCAATGCCGATACCGCCTATGACACCGCCTTTGACTATGCCGTGCGTATGGGTTGGGGCTACTGGCGCATCAATACTCGATACACCAGTGAAGATAGCTTTGATCAAGAAATTTACATTGATACTATCGACAACCCGTTTACCGTCTACTTTGATCCCAATTCTGTGCTGCCTGATGGGTCAGATGCCGAGCGTTGTCTTATTACAACAGTACTGGACAAGAAGATATTTCGGGAAATGTACCCTAATGCAGATGACGGGGCATCGTTTACCCAACGGTCTACAGGGGATGACACTGCAAGCTGGGTAACTAAAGAAGATATTCGCCTTGCTGAATACTTTTATGTTGAGCGTGAAAAAGCCAAGTTGTATTTGCTGAGTGACGGGACAACACACTTTGCCGACTCAAATACATTTTTTGAACGGGTAGAAGCCGCAGGATTGACTGTGCTTGACCAACGGGAATCGTTCCGCAAGGCCGTTAAATGGGTCAAGATGACCGCAATGGAAATTATTGAGGAGAAGACTTGGGCGGGTAAATATATCCCCGTTGTGCCTTGTTATGGCGCACAGGTCATTGTGGACGATAAGCGCAAAAAATACGGTTTGGTGCGGTTTGCAAAAGACCCGCAGCGTATGTACAACTTCTGGCGCACCAGCATGACCGAGAGCATTGCCCTTGCACCTAAAGCCAAATGGCTGCTGGCTGAGGGACAAGACGAGGGGCATGAGAGCGAATGGGCGCTGGCTAACATCAAGTCAAGCCCTGTGCTGCGTTACAAGCAAAAAGACATTGACGGCGCACCAGCACCTATCCCGCAGCGTTTGCAACCTGAGCCGCCGCCTTTGGGCATCATGGAAGCCGCAGGCGCTATCTCTGCTGATTTGCAGATGGTGCTGGGTATTCTTGACCC